AAGACCCTGATGAAATTAAAACTATGATACTTGCATATCTTACAGGATATAATGAGGAAATATTCTTGTATGGCACATATGGCGAAAAAGAAATGCCTCGTATTAAACAAGCAATTGACATTATGCAGAAATATGAGGATAATATGTTATTTGCTCATATGCCTGACCCATGTGCATCAGCCGTTAAAAATCTGTTTAGAAGATATAATATTCAATATGGTGTTGAAAATATTTTCTATGACTATATATTCTCTTCACCCGCCATGCTTAATGAATATCGTGATTTAAAGTTGCGTGAAGATGTTTGTTTAAGACTTTTTACTACAACTTTAAAAAATCTTGCCGTTGAGCTTAATGCATTTATTATGAGTTCTACTCAGGTAAGTAATGACGATGATGAAAAGGGTGGATTTAGAGACTTTAGACACGTTCAAGGTTCAAAGGCAATTGTAAACCTTGCCGACTTTGCTTGTATTATGTCAAGACCAACAAAAGTTGAATTACAAGAATTAGCAGGATTTCAAAGTTCATTTTCATTTGTTCCAAATCTGGTTATTGACGTTTATAAAAATCGTCGTGGTAGATGGAATATGATAAGAATTTGGTGCTATAATGACCTGGGATGCTGTCGTCGTGAAGATTTATTCGTGACCACTGCTGATATGAAGCCGATTAAAGACTTCAAGACAATTCAGTTTGATTCTATAAATTTTGGCAAGTTTGATGAATTATGTGATTTATATAATGAAGGAATAGTATCAGATGATATATATGAAGAATATTATGCCGTTTCTGATATAAAACCAGAAGAACTTATACTTGACGCCGCCGCAGCCTTTGATGATAAAGAAGATATGAAGAGACGTGTAGAAAATAAGAGTTTTGAAGAATTATGTAATTTGTAAGGAGAGAGTTAAATGAGTGATTTAAATGAATTGGTAAATAGTTTAACAAATGAACAAATTATTGAAATCATGACTTAGCTCGGCGCGGACAGATTTGAAGAAACTGGTAATGCAATTATTTTTCCTACAATATGTCATAATCATGAAGCTTCAGACGCAAGTATGAAATTGTATTATTATCCACGAACAAAAACGTTTCATTGCTATACGGATTGCGGCTGTACATTTAATATAATTAACATGATGAAAAAGCGTTATGAGCTATTAAATGTTCAGTATGATTTCTTTAAAGACATAGTAGTAAGAATTGGCGGCAAGGCTGGAGCAAAACCGAAAGAAACTTTCTATCAGCCTTATCATTCAATTTATGAAAAAGAAAATCATGAAGTGGATGTTAAACTGCCAATTCTTAATAAAGGATTATTAAATGCTTATACCTTCTATCCAACTGCTGAATGGTTGGAAGATGGTATCAGTGAAGAAATTATGAAAACTTACAATATCCTTTATTCAATTCAAGAAAATAAGATAATAATACCGCATTATGATGTAGCTGGTCATCTCGTTGGTATAAGAGGAAGAGCATTAAATGATGAAGATATTGCACTTGGTAAATATATGCCAGTGAAATTGGAAGGTGTCACCTATGCCCATCCACTTGCTTACAATCTTTATGGATTGAATGTTGTAAGAGAAAATATAAGAAAATATAAAACAGCAATTGTTGCAGAGGGCGAAAAAAGTCCAATGCAATATGGAACGATGTTTGGACAAGATAGAAATATCGTTGTTGCCGCCTGTGGTAGCACATTTCATAAATATCAACTTGATTTATTATTACAGTGCGGAGCAGAAAGAGTTCTTATAGCCTTTGATAAGGAAGGGGCAACTTGGAAAGAACAAGAAGCTTATTATAATAAGTTAAAAGGAATTTGTGAAAAGTATAAGAACTACGCAAGTATGGGATTTGTTTATGATAATAGTAATCTACTTAAATTAAAGCAGTCGCCATTTGACTGTGGACCAGAAGTAGCCACTAAATTAATATCAAAAGGAGTATGGTTATAAGTGAAGTTTATAAGAAAAACAAGTTATGACATTAAGTCAGACTATACATTAAATCTCTTGAAAGATAGAGGTATTATTTCTCCGTAGGAAGATAATGATTGGTATTTTTCTCCAACGAGGAAAAATTTATGCGACCCTCTTCTTCTCGACCACATGGAGGAAGGATATAAGCTGTATAAAAAGCATTTAGAAAATGGTAGTAAAATAAGACTATATGTTGACTGTGACGTCGATGGTTTTACTTCTGCCGCCGTGTTCATTAAATATTTTAACACATTATTAAAAGACAAGTATCCTGATGTAAGTTTTACTTATCATATACCAGAGGGTAAAGAACATGGTCTTCGTTCTGTTATGGATGAATTAACCCATGAGAAGATTTGTGATTTAATCATCCTTCCCGATAGTTCTTCTAATGATTATTTGGAACACGCAATTCTTTCTAAATTAGGATATGACATACTTGTCCTTGACCACCATGAAGCAGATAAGTATAGTGAAAATGCTGTTGTGATTAATAATCAACTTTCTGAAGACTATCCAAATAAGGCGGCAAGCGGTGTAGGAATTGTTTATAAGTTTTTACAGTTCTTCGACGCAATGGAGGGATACGACCATGCAGATTACTATCTCGACTTGGTTGCTCTTGGAGAGATTAGTGATATGATGAATATGCAGACACCAGAAAATCGCTATATTTGTGAAGCTGGACTAAGTTCTATTACAAATGTATTATTCCAGTCAATTATTAAGAAACAGTGCTATTCGATGTTCGGTATTTATGAAACGGATTTTAGTAATAAATACTATACTTCTGGTGAAGTTAATTAGATAAAAGTAGCATTTTATGTCACACCTCTTATTAATGCTCTTATCAGAGTTGGCACATAGAGTGATAAGGAAATGCTATTCCGTGGTTTTATTGAAGGCATAGAAGTAATTCCTTCAACCAAACGCGGCGCAAAAGGTGAGTTTGAAACTGTTGCAGAATAGGTTACAAGAAATTGTGTAAATGCCCGCGCCCGTCAGAATAAGGAAAAGGATAAGGCGATTGAATTACTGGATATTCAAATTATGAATGACTGTCTTGATGAAAATAAGATTCTTATTCTCAATGCTGATGACCTTAATGTATCTACAAACCTTACAGGTCTGATTGCCATGGGTATTTCGGCAAAATATAAGAAACCCACTCTTCTCGGTAGAATAAGTCCAGACGGTTATTTAAAAGGCTCAATTCGTGGAAGAGAAGAAAGTGAGTTAAAAGATTTCAAATCTTTCTTGAAAGATAGCGACTACATGGACTTTGTTGAAGGTCATGCGAATGCCGCAGGCTTTAGTCTTAAAAGTAATAACGTTTCAAAACTTTATGATTATGCGAATGAAAAGCTAAAGGATGTTAATTTCAATGAGGGATATTACGATGCAGATTTTGTCATATCAGGCAATTATTCTGATATAAGCAATCTTGTTATGGATTTGGGTAGTAATACTTCTCTTTGGGGTCAATAGAATAAAGAACCTATTATTATTGTTGAAAATATTACAATTCCCAAGAACCAAATACAATATATAGGTTCAAAGAAGGATACTATAAAATTTGTGTTTAATGGTATGACTTATATGATTTTTAAGGCGCAAGATGTTATTGACGAAATTAAAGCATTCAATAATGATATTCTTAATATCACTTGTGCTGGCAGAGCAAACATTAATAAGTGGGGCGGCAGAATGGTTCCTTAGATTTATGTTGATGAAATTGAGTTAAAGGAGAGTTCAATTTATGACTTCTGATAAAGATGTAGTTGAAATGACAGTCGGAAAAGGTGGGCAATATGAAGCCCACCTCGATGTCGATGATAAAACAAGTTTTGTTATTAAGGACATAACTAATGTTAGGTTTTTCGACCCAGTAAAACAAGAATGGATTGATATTGGTTATAAGGGTCCAGTATCTTTGAATTATAAGGAGGAATAAAAATGGGAGAACTTTGTAAAAAGACTGAGGAATGGAAAGTCAATGATGAAATGGAAGCAAAAGCTCTTATTGAAAAGGCTAAGGCAGATGAAGCTATTGAAGGATATGAACTTAAATCCTATAAGATGGTTAAGAAGGATAAGAAGTCTAAGGGCGAAATCATCGACGAATGGGTAATTGTTACACTCGTAAAGCAATGGTGATACAATGGATTATAAAATTGAAATAATGACAGTGTTTGTCAGTTATTTATCTGGTCAAATTGATTATGATGAATTGGATAAAAAAATTGATGAAATTTTTTCCAATGCAGTTAACTTAGAATTAAAGAAGAGAGGGGTGACATTATAATGTTTCATTTAAGTGAGAATGGAGAAAAAAATAGATACGTTGTATATGAACCAGAGGACTTTTCAGACCCTGTTGTTGGATATACTGCAATTCAATATTGGATGAGTGAAGTAGGCGAAGATTTTTTTGATTATTATGGTCATAGATTTCATTTTAGCAATTTTGTTCGCTTTCTCTATAAACGAAAAGAAGTAAGCAAAGAATTACTCACGGAAGCAGTATTTGATGATTTTTGTGGAGAGCATCAAGATATTGCCTATGTTATTGAATGTGCAATTAAAGATGATAAAATCGCAGACGATTTATCTACATTAATTACAGATAAAATTTATCAGCTATTTGCTATATATGTGTCTGAAAGAGCTTATACTAAGCTATATGAAGTTATTACAAACGGCGGTGCACTTTTTACACCAATTTTTGCTTGTAAGCAAGAGGATGACATCAATTATTGGAAAGCAGAATATGATTATCTAACCAAAATTAATTTGATGGAAGAATTAGCCAATGAAGATGAATATAAGGAAAAGGGAATACAAAAAATTTATCCTGATATTGTTCACAATAACAATGTCAGCATTGTTAAAGAGGAGGAGAATGAAGAATGAAAATTCATACAGATGAAAAAGAAAATTACAAAAAGAAAATTGACAGAATGAAAGAGGATATTGAGCGTCGCAATAAAGAAATTCAGAAAGAGAGAATGAAGAAAAAGAATAAGTAATGAACAAAAGTCAAGAAGAAATTCTTGACTTTTTTTATATTTTATGGTATAATATATATAGAGAAAAGATATAAATAATTATTAAAATTACTGCCCCTGCATTAAAGGCTCGGCGGCAGAAATGGAGGTAATAATGGATATTAAAACATTAAGAAGATTTGACAATCATTCTCATAGTATGTTTTCAAATTTCAGACTTATTGACTCAATCAATAGACCAAAAGATATGATACTTAAAGCTCATGAGCTTGGTATGGCAGGAATAGCATTAACAGACCATGAAACTGTTGCTGGTCATGTTGAGTGGTTAAAAGCTGAAAAGGAATTGAAAAAAGCTGGTAAAATTCCAGAAGACTTTAAATGTGCCTGCGGCAATGAAATATATCTTGTCGATGATAGAAATAATATTGAAAAATATTGGCACTATATTCTCATAGCAAAAGATACAATAGGACATAGGGCACTGAGAGAACTAAGCTCAATCGCTTGGTATAATGGTTTTAGTTCTCGTGGACTTTATAGAGTTCCAACAGAAAAGAAAGAGTTGACAGAGATTGTTCAGAAGTATCCTAACTCACTTATTGCAACAACCGCTTGTCTTGGTGGTGAACTTCCTCATTTTGTTGCTAATCTTATTAAGGCTGAAAAAAGTCAGGATATAAATGAAATAGCAAAATGGAAGATAGCAATTTCTGAATTTATGAATTGGAATATTAATCTATTCGGTGACGATTTTTATATTGAGATTGCCGCAGCCAATACTAAAGACCAGATACAGTTCAATGAAAGAGTTGTGAGCATTGCTAATTTCTATCATAGAAAAATAGTTATTGGTTCAGACGCACATTATCTCACAGAAAAGGAGCGTCCAGTTCATAAGGCTTATCTTAACTCTAAAGATGGTGAACGTGAGGTAGACGGTTTCTATACATATGCTCATATGATGAACAACGAAGAAGCATTCGAGAATTTAAGTATGAACTTTACTGAAGAAGATTTTGCAAGATTCTGTGAAAACTCAATGGAGATTTATAATAAGATTGGAACTTATGATATATTTAGAAAGCCAATTATTCCAAGAGTTGATGTAAAAGATTACCCTAAGCAGGAGCCACCAAGTGAATCATGGTATATTCACTATCCAACACTTTGTTCACTATTTAATAGTGATAACATACAGGAAAGATATTGGGTTAATCAGTGTCACGAAGCCATTTATCAGAAAAAGTTATTCGATGTAAAATATCTTCAAGCACTTGAAACTGAAGCAAGAGTTATTAAGGTTGTCGGAGAAAAGCTTGGCAACTGTCTATATGAATATTTCAATACATTCCAGCACATGATTAACTTATTCTGGGAGTAGGGGTCAATTGTTGGACCTGGACGTGGTTCCGCAGTATGCTTCCTTTCAAATTATCTTCTTGGAATAACTCAGCTCGACCCGCTTCATTGGGGACTTAAATACTGGAGATTCTTGAATGAGGAACGTGTAGAACTGCCTAAACTTTATATTGGGCAGTATAAAATAGGTGAACACATTCAGTGGTGTCTTCTTAATTGAAGGCTAACGGTAGAAGTGGAATAAGGCAATGCGCGAAGCAGCTTCGTAAGAGAGACTACGGTCCTGAAAAGGATAGCAGTTGATACCGTGCTAAGTTAAACCTTATCTATTTTTCTGGAAAAGTTGAAGATTTTATCTCATTCTAATACTTTACAATTGAGGTGATAGAATGGAAAAGGAAATCAAAGACTTCCCCGGATATACAATAACTGATGACGGAAAAGTTATTAGTTACAAATTTAAAGAACCAAGAGTGATGAAAACTTGGTATTAGAAATCTGGATATGAAAATATTAAGCTATGTAAAAATAATGTAACTTATCATTTTTTAATTCATAGATTGGTTGCAGAGGCTTTCATTCCAAATCCTAATAATTTACCCGAAGTAAATCATAAAGATAAAAATAGACAAAACAATCGAGTAGAGAATTTGGAGTGGAGTAGCCGAGTAGACAACCTTTATGATAGTTATACTACAATGAGTGCTACAAGAAACTTTAGAGAGTGCGTTTTAATAAAAGAAAGTGACAATTCAATAATTGAATCTTTCCAATCTGTTAAGGCGGCGGCAGAATATGCTAATGAAAAGTTTAGTTGTAGTATTAGTGGAATGAGAAAAAATTATAAGTCCAGAGGATATAGATTAGAGTTTAAAAAGTGTAACGACTAAATTGAGATTATAAAATCTCTAAGAGGAATGGAGATGAATACCATTCCGTAGTGCCTATTATGGACGGAAAGTCCTAAAGAGATAGTCTATTCCCCTAATAAATATCGGGAAACCGAGGGTATAAAAGGATATTGATATCGACCTTACTCCTTCAAAGAGAAAGAGAGTCTTTGAAGCACTTCGTAAGGAGCGTGGCGAACTTAATGTAATTCAGGTTTGTACTTATGGTACAGAAGGAACTCGTTCAGCAATTGCCGCCGCCTGTCGTGGTTATCGTTCAGAGTATCTTCCCGATGGAATTGATACAGATACAGCACAGTATCTTAGTTCTCTTATTCCTCAAGAGCGTGGATTCCTTTGGTCAATTCATGATGCCGTTTATGGTAATGAAGAAAAGGGTAGAGCACCTATTGCAGCATTGGTTGCAGAGTTGGACAAGTATCCTGGTCTTCTTGAAATTATTGAATCAATCGATGGGTTAGTTAATAAACGTGGACAGCACGCTTCTGGTGTTATTCTTTATAATGAAAGTCCATTTGAAACTGGCGCAATCATGAGAAGTCCAAATGGCGATTTAACCACTCAGTATTCACTTCATGAGGCTGAGGAACTTGGTGACGTTAAGTATGACTTCCTTGTTACTGAAATTTGTGATAAACTTACAATTGCAATTAATCTTCTTCAAAGAGATAACTTAATTGAGCCTGAACTTTCATTAAGAGAAGTTTATAATAAGTATCTCCACCCTGACGTTATTGACCTTAAAAATCAGAGACTTTGGGATGCGCTTAGTAATGGTGAAGTTCTTGACGTATTCCAGTTCAGTACTGGTGTTGGTCTTGCAACTGCTAAGCAGGTTAAGCCGCAGAACCCAACTGATATGCTTAACGCAAATGCACTTATGAGACTTATGGGTGAGCCTGGTGAGGAAAGACCTCTTGACAGATATTGCCGCCTTAAGAAAGATATGAGAGCATGGTATATGGAAGCAAAGGATGCAGGTCTTACAGATGAACAGATTAAGACACTTGAACCATATTACCTTCCTAACTGTGGAGTTCCTTCATCACAGGAAGATATGATGGAAATTTGTATGGATGAAAACATTGCACACTTTACTCTTTCTGAAGCTAATGCTACAAGAAAGATAGTTGCTAAGAAGAAAATGGATAAGATTCCAGAGCTTCATGAAAAGTTTGTTAATGCTTGTCCATCAAAGAAGTTTGGCGAGTATGTTTGGAAAACAACAATGGGTCCTCAGATGGGTTACTCATTCGCAAAACCTCACGCACTTGCTTATTCATTTGTTGGTCTTCAGACTCTTTATCTTGCAACAACATATTCCGATATTTATTGGAACTGTGCTTGTTTGATTACAAACGCAGGTGGTGCAGACCTTCTTGAAGCAGACGATGTAGATAGAGAGGTAGACTTCGATGAAGAAGAGGAAGAGACACCAACAAAGAAGAAAAACAAGAGTGTTAACTATGGTAAAATAAGTGTTGCACTTGGTAAGTCCAAGAAAGCTGGCATAAATGTTTTGCCGCCAGATATCAATAAATCAGACCTTATCTTTAAGCCTGACTCTGAGCAGAACGCTATCATTTATGGTTTGAAGGGTATTGATAGAATTGGTACAAATCTTGTTTATGAAATTATTGAGAATCGTCCTTACAGTTCTCTTGAAGACTTTATGAGCAAGGTTAAGGTTAACAAAACTCAAATGGTCAGCTTGATAAAGGCAGGTGCATTTGATAATCTTTATGAGAACAGAGTTGCTACAATGAACTCTTATCTCGACCTCATCGCTGACAAGAAAAAGAGAATTACCTTACAGAATATGACAATGTTATTCAACAAGGGTCTTATTCCAGAGGAACTCTCATTTGAAGCAAAGGTTTATAACTTCACAAAATATATCAGAAAATTCAAGGATGGAGACTATTACCTTCTTGACAGAAATGCCATGAGATTCTTCCTTGAACACTATGACACAGATGTTCTTGTAGATGCAGTAATTGATGGTGAAAACAACCATGCTAAAATCAAGCAAACAACTTGGGACAACACATATGATAAAGCAATGAATCCAGTAAGAGCATGGATGAAGGAAAAACAGCAGGAAATTTTAAATAAACTTAATGCCACACTTGTTACTGAGGTATCTGAAAAATATGCTCAGGGCGGCATTGATAAGTGGGATATGGATGCTCTTGGCACATATTGTCACAATCATGAGCTTGCTAATCTTAACAAGAGAGCATACAAGATTGTTGATTTCGAGGATTTGGATAAAGACCCAGTGATTGCCTCAGAGTTCCTTACTAAGGAAGG